TCCTTCCAGAACGCCTCACGGTCGCCCATCGGCAGATACTCGCCGAGTTCGCCGTCGCGGATCTTGAGCGGCTTGGACGCGGAGACAAACGGCGCTCCACAAACGGAACACGACTCGGCGGAAGTGGGGACGAGCGCGAGGCATTCCTTGCATCGCTTGAGTCCCGTGCCGACCGATTCGGATCGGACGGTTCGCCCGTCGAGCGAGTAGACGAGCCGTTGATCAGGAGGACCATGACGAATGAGGTTTCCGGCGTGGTCGATGAGCGTCGCGGATTTCCCTCCGAACGGTCGCATGACTCGTCCGCAAATCTGAAGATGCAGCGCAAGCGAAGCGGTCGGCCGCGCGACGACGATCGTTTCGAGCGAAGGGATGTCAGTGCCTTCAGTGGCGATGCCGACGTTCACCAGAACCCGTAGCCCGCCGGCCGCCAACGCAGCGAACATCTCGGACCGCTCGGCCTTCGGAGTCTCAGCGGTCACGACGCGAGCGGTCGGGCCGAACGCTGCCACAAGAGCGTTCGCGTGTTCGATGTTCACCGCGTAGACGAGCGTTCGCGTTCCTTCGGCGAGCCTGCGCCACGTCTCAACGACCGATCCGATGAGCTTCGGCTTGCGCATCCGATCACCGATCTCGGACACGTCAAAGTCGCCGCCGCGAATCGCGACCCCCGCAAGATCGGGAACGTCGGGCGCGTACATGCGCGGCATGACGAGGTATTCGTCGCGGATCAGTTCATCGGGGTAGGCCGCAACAATCATGTCGTTGAAGAACGGCGCGAGTCCGCGACCGTCGAGTCGGAACGGGGTCGCCGTGCATCCTCCGATGCACGATTCGCGGTAGAGTTTCTGGTATCCGCGTGCGGGCGCGTGATGCGCTTCGTCGATCCAGATGCAATCAGTGACCGGCAGATTCCGCCGCGCAAGCGTCTGGATCGAAGCGACGAACGTACCGCCGTCACCGGGGCCGTTGTCCATGTCGCCGCAGATGATCTTCGCAGTGCGTCCGACGCGGCCGAAGCGTGTCGCAGCTTGCTCGATGAGTTCGATGCGATGCGAGACCCAGAGGACGGATTTTCCTGCGAGGGTCGCGATTGACATCTCGGTTTTGCCCGAACCAGTCGGAGAAACCAACAACGACCGTTTGCCGCGCTCAAGGGACGCGCGGCATTCGGCGACTGCGGCTTCCTGGTAGGGGCGGAGGATCATTCGGCGGTCGAGGCCGTCTTTACGGGACCGTTCTTTTTCGCGAGCTTCATCTGCTCGATGACGACGCCCAAGTAATCGACCGGGAAATGCACTTGGTCCTGGCCTTGGTGAATGAACAGATCGCCGCCTTCAACTTCGAATTTCAGCGTTTCGAAACCTTGGACTTCGGGCATATGAACCTTTCCTAAGATTATGGTAGGATGAAAAACGCAATAGCGGTCCTCATTTTACTTTGATACTACCAGGACGCAAGGTGCCGGAAGAAAAAGAAGCGAATCCAGCGCAGCAGCCGATGCCCCTCGCGGCTTCGATGACCGCGATGGAAGCCAGAATCGCCGCGATCCAAGACATCCTCGGGACGCGCCTCGCGGCGGGTGATGTTCCGCCGATCGACGACATCGAAGCGTTTTTTCAAGAGTGGCTACTGTCGTCGATCGTTCTCGGAACGGACATGCGTGGCGTCCTTCCGAAGATGAAAATGGTCATGGACATCTCACGCCGCGCCGCCGATCGGAGCAAGGGCAAGAAGAAGATCACGATCGACGTGCTGAAGAAGCTGATCGCCAAGGGCAACCGCGAGAAAAAGAAGCGGGATGCCGCTGATCGTGCGGAGATCGAAGAAGAATACGAATCCGGAATGCGAGAACCCGAATACAGGGTCGGGAACGGATGAAGAAGCGACCCGAAAAACCCGGCGACTACGATCGACTCCTTGCGATTGCGCAGGAGAAATACAAGAAGAATCTCTACGACTTCGCCGAAGACCTCCTCGGATTCGCGGACATGCACGAGCCGCTGCACCGCCCGATCTGCGAGTGGATTCGTGACTGGAACGCAGAGAAGTTCGTCAAGCTCCTATTGATTCCGCGCGAGCATCTGAAGTCATCGGTTGGCGGGATCGCGAACGTCGTTTGCGAATACGCGAATCACCCGTCGTCGCGCATCCTTTACGTCCACGGTCAAATGCGCATCGGTCTCGGATATGCAAACGAGATCAAGGAACGCATGGATCGCGAAGAAGTGAAGCAGATGTTCCCCGGCGTCTTCTGGGACGATCACCAGGATTCGTCGATGTGGCGCGCAGAGTCGTTCAAGCTCCCCGGCTCTGACTCGCACACGCCGAGTTTTACGCTCACGACCGAAAACTCGAACACCACGGGCCAGCACTACAATCTCATCATTCTCGACGACGTGGTGAACAAGACGAGCGTGACGACGAAGGACAAGCGTGAGAAGTCGATTCTCTTCTTTCACTCGCTGATCCCGCAGCTTCTTCCCGGTGGAAAGATCGTCGTGCTCGGAACGCGATGGCACCACTACGATCTCTACGGGTACATGCTCGATCCCGAGAACGAGCTTTCAAACGTCATCGACTCGAAGGTGATGGATTGCGGATACCCGAACCGCATCATCTTCCCGCTCACGAAGAACGGGAAGACCGGATTCACCGAAGAGTCGCTACGCGCCCGAAAGTCGGCGATGACCGACTATTCGTGGTCCTGCCAGTACATGAACAATCCGACGCCGCAGGAGACGATGCGTTTCCCGCGCACGGACATTCTGCCGTTCGATTTCTGGCCCGACGAGCGTTTGCCGATCCCGAAGGACATGGCCTACGACGTTTGGATCGCGGTCGATCCGAACCGCTCGACGAAGAAAGAGAACGATCCGGCCGTCGTCATGGCGGCGGCGGTCACCGAAGACGGTCACTATTGGGTGATCGACATGATGCGCGGGCATCCGTCCTGGTCGATGCTGGTCGATTGGATCGAAAAGATGGCGATCCGTTGGCGACCGCGCGAGGTGTTCGTCGAGGACACGGCCGAGCAAGGTCAATTAAAGACCGCGCTCCACGAGAAGATGGTCGCGAGCGGATTCGCCTACCGGGTCCGAATGGTCTCTCGCGGCGGCGCAGGCAGGACCGGCGACGACCGCCTTCTCACGCTCGAAATGCCTGTTCGGCAGCGAAGAATCCACATTCGGACGCCGTTCTACGAAACGATCGTCAAGGAACTCGAACAGTTCCCGGTCGGCGACCACGACGACACGATCGACTGTCTTGCGGACATCTTCAAACTCGCCGATCCGAAGACGGTGAAAAAAAGACTGAACGCTCCGAAGACTCCGTTCTTGCTTCAGCAGATCACCGAGGACATGCTGGATGAGCAACGCGCTCCCGGGGTGCGGAGAATTCACTTCGGCGGGGTAAGGAGATCGTGATGGACGCGACAATGCTCGTCGATCGAGCGATGAAGAAGAAGCAACCGATCGGCAAGAAAATCTGCGATGACGTCACGAAGTTTTTGAAGTTCCGAAAGGAATTCGAGACCTTCTGGACGACGATGGAGGAGGCGTATCGTCGTCGCGCCTATGAGACGGGCGAGAAGGACAAGGATTCGCTCGACGAGATTTATCCCGGCCGCGTCTACCGCATCGTCCACACGACCGAATCGCAGCTTTTTTCGAACAACGTGAAGTTCTTCATCGAGAACTTCGGCCCGCGCCTCGGCGGCGAGGTTCAAGTCGTCTGCGAAGACCTCACGAATTCCGATTGGATCGCCGAAGGCGAGTTGACGCGCGAGGTGCGAATCACGCTCCGCGATTGCACGAAGAAGGGTGTCGCCGTGATGTGGACATCCTACGAGTGCGACTACGACGAGGAAGAGAAAGAGGATCGCCGACCGAAGCGTCGCGCCAAGGCGACATCCGCGCCGAACGAGAGCGCGATCGAATCCCAAGTCGAAACGACCGTTGCCGCGCGGATGATCAACGAGCCCGACGAGGATGTCGAGGCGAGCTTCGAAGTGGACTCGCGCGCCGTTCGCGAGCGCATCGTCTCTCGTCGAATCTCTCCGTGGGATCTTCTCATCGACCCCGACGCGCGGAGCATTTACACGGCCGCGTGGGTCGGTCGCGTGATCTTCGCGGATCTCGAAACCGTGAAGGAATACGAGTTCTTTTCGAATACCGGCGATCTCAAGCCGACATCGCGCAAGCTCTACATGGAGCGCACCGGCCGGTCGAGTTCCGAAGCATCGACGGAGAATTCCGACGACTCTACTTCGGACAAGATCATGCTCTACGAGATGTTCACACGCGAGAGCGATGGATCGTGGACGATGCGCGTGATCGACGCCGAATCCGGTGCGGTCCTTCGCGAGAAGGAAGGCGCATACTGGATCGGTCATCCAGCGTCGATTCTCGATTGGAACGCGGACGGCGAGACGATCTTCGCGCAATCAGACCTCTTGACGATCTACACGGAGTTGCTTGCGGAGCGGCTTGTCGGGACGAAGGCATCGGACGGATTCGCGCGCGAGCAAGAGGACACGACCTACTACCGCAAAGACGCAATCGACCCGAAGGAGATGAAGGCGCATTACGATCCTTCGGTCGGCAAGCTCATCGGCGTATCGCTTCCGTCCGAGATTCCCGACATCCGCGCGGCAATCGCACGCTTCCCCGGCAGCACGCAAGCGGGCGAAGTTCTGAACTACCTCATGTATCTCGATCGCACGATCGGCATGACCACAGGCATGTCCCCGAATCAGATGGGTCAGGCATTGAAGTCGGGAACGACCGCGACCGAAGCATCGAACATCTCGAACTACGCGACGGTCGCGACCGCTCACAAAGCCGCCGCCGTCGAACTCTTCCTCGCCGACATCGCAACCAAACGACTCGGCCTCGCGATCCAGTTCTACGACACGAACACGATCGTCAAGATCCTCGGCGCGACGGCGGGCGCTCTCTGGTCGAACGTCGCCTGGGTCAAGTCCGACGTGACGGGCGGGATGCGAATCAGCGTTCGCCCCGGGTCGGCCCGCGCCGTGAGCGATGATGTTCGCGCACAGCGGATGTTTTCGGTCATCGAGACGATCGGCAAGTTCCCGGCCGTCTCCGCGATCATCAATCCGGTCACGCTTTGGAAAGAGCTTTTCCGGTCGATCGGCATCGACTCGAATTCCGGCCTCTTTGTCTCCGACAACCCGGCCGTTCTCGCCCAAGTGCTCCAAGCGGCGCAACAGGCGATGGCGCAACCACAAGGCAGCGCCCCGGCATCGGGCGCGAAACCGAGCAGTGAAGCAGGGATGGCGCAAACCCAATGAACGAATACCCCGACACGTGGCCCGATACCTACGTCGCGCGCCTGAAAGAGATCGGTTCGCCGATCACTCGAGTCACAACGGGCGGCGTCTGGATGCAGGTCGAGACATCTCGACAACGGTTTATTTCGTTTCGCGAGGCGTGGAAGGAACTCCAAGAGATCGAGTCGGCCTCCTCGCATCTGAGCGTCCCGACCGTCATCGTCAAAGGCGACGTGAACCATTTCGCGAACGGCAATTGGCGATGGGTCGAACACTCCAAGCACCGGGACGTGATCGAGGACTTCGCCGATCAGAAGGCCCGCGCCGAGTGGCCCGGATACAAGGTCGTTCGAGGCGAAGACGGCCGCGTCCTTCGGGAAGGCCCCGAGCCGTTCAAGACGGTTGAGGAGCAGAACGAATACACACGCCGGTTCGGGTTCGCCGTTGCGGGTGCGGGCGACATGCAGAGGGAAAATCCCTATGCGGAAGAGTTCAAAAAATACCCAAGATTGAAAGAACTCTTTCCTGAGTTCGTGAATTGGGGTAAAAGAGGTCGCAAGTCCATTGACCAATCTGAACTGAAGGAGGTCTCCCATGTTGAAGCGGTTCAAGAAGAAGGGTAAGGGCGGCAAGGGCGGAAAAGGCGGCATGATGGGCGGCGGTGGCACGAAGATCCACGCCGGTACGACCCAAACGCGGCCCTGCTAAGAGGCAAAGATGGACGGGAACGAAGAAGACGTTGTTGTCGAAGAGCAAGTTGACACTTCGGAACCCGATGCGGGTGCCGACCAGGGCGACGACGCATTGCCCGATCTTGCAACGCTTGACGAAGGTACTCGCAGTCTCGTCGAGAAGTTCAAGAAGTCGTTCCAGTCCGACTACACGAAGAAGCGCAAGGAAGAGTCGGAGAAGCTGACGAAGGCCGAAGAGAAGGCTGCCGCGCTCGATCGGCTGATGACCGATCCCGACTATGCGCAACGGTTCATGGCCGCGATGCAAGCCGGGCAGAAGCCCGAGCAGCAAGGCGCGCAAGAGGAACCGTGGATGAAGCTCGATCCGGCGTCGTTCTTCAACGAGGAGAACGTCGGACACATCAACGCCGCCGCCTACGGCGTTTTGAAGAAGTTCGGCGGCCCCGCCATGGCAAAGGTCGGGCAGATCGAAAAGATCCTCGTCGAACAAGTGCTTCCGTTCATCAAGAGCCAGGGCGAGAAGTCGCAGGGCTCCGAATGGATGGGGCTCGAAAAGAAATTCGGGAACGCGAAAGACTTCAAGGACGAGGCCATGGTCCTCTACCAGAAGGCGAACGGCGTTCTCACGCTCGAACAAGCTCTGCGCGCCGTCGCGGGGCAATCCCTGAAGGCACTCGGACCGGCTGCGAAGCAACCGGAGAACAAGCGGCAGGCGACTCTTTTCAACGGCAACGGGCGGGGCGATCTCCGCGCTCAAGGAAAAAAGAGCCTGAACGAACTCATCGAGGAAGAGTTGAAATAACCCCTCTTTGGGTCGGATGACGCACGGCAGGAGTACAGCCAGTGCCGATCACTTCTCCGACGATGCGGAATTCGACGTGGAACACGCTGACCACGACGGTTCTTCCGCGCTGGTATGACCGCGCCAAGGCGGTCGATGTCATTTCGCGTGGCTACCCCCTTCTCAAAGTCCTTCTCGCCAAGGCCGACGTTCAAAAGACGCT